CCCATAGGGGTGCCTGGAGCGTGTGGAACGCGTTCATGCTACTGTTGGCTGGACTGGGCCCAAAACCCATTCCGGTCTGGAACTCCATGAGTTACCAATTAAGCAGGAGACTGAGCGTTGGAGCGTTTCATACAATTCAGGGACGTGTTCGAAGAGCTATGCTCGACGACCATTTCGCCTATGTACGGACAAATCCGTCGCCTCTATGCATGCCGCGTGTTGGTGCACAGAGCGTGCAGCTCTAGAGAGACGGGTTTTTGTACAACAATCCATGACAAAGTGTGGTGGTGAGGCTATTGCCGCTACAGCAAGGTCTTGGAAAGGATGGTTCCAATCTTGGGACCTTCGTGCTTTGAGCAGGCAAGAGGCTGTCAAACAGCTCAACCCTAGCAAGAGAAGACGTTACGAGGCTGCGTTTAGAACTTTACAGAAACGCGAACTCGATGCGAGAGACGCCAGAATTTCAATGTTTGTAAAAGCAGACAAACTTGATGGTATAGGTGAGGAAGAGCGGAAACCTAGAGCGATTCAAGGGAGAGAACCTACATTCAATCTCGAGATAGCTCGATTCCTAAAACCTATTGAGCATAAGCTCATGGGGTGGAAGGGGCCTAGACGAGGTGTGGTTAGGTCAAGGATTTTCGCTAAGGGACTCAACAACAGTCAACGAGCGAAGTTGATCATCGAGAAAACCAAGAAATTCCGCAATCCCGTAGTAGTTTGCGTTGATGCTTCGTCGTGGGACGCTTCTGTGACTAGTGTTCATTTGAAAATTTGTCATAGTTTGTACCGCGCTGGATTAAATTCAAGTTCTTTTGCAAAGCTTCTGGAGTATCAGCTCCTTAACTGGGGTAAATCTCACCATGGCCATGAGTACTTAATTTCTGGAAACAGGATGTCTGGTGACTTGGACACAGGAATTGGTAATTCCTTGCTTAATATACTAGTTTTCGCCACCGCGATGAGTATATTAGGGGTAACTAAGTGGGATTTTCTTTGTGATGGTGACGATGCTCTTGTGTTTGTAGAAGGAGGTGATCTGGACCCGGCAGAGCTAAATAGAGTCTGCAAAGATTTAGGATTTAGCCTGACTGGAGGGCCTGTAGATGTTTCGACTGGTAACTTTTGGGACATTGAATTCTGTAGATCACACCCTATATGGACACCTGGTAACGGTTGGATCATGTGTAGAAATATGCAGCGAGCGGTTGATTGTTTTGGTTTCACTCATAGATATGCACATGTGCCGCTTCAGGCTTACCTGAAGTTCCTAGCTGGTTGTGGGATTTGTGAGCTTACTTGTAGTTCAGAACTGCCGATGATAGGTCCTCTATCTTGGAGAGCTTCAATGCTTTCTGGGAAGAAGATCTATGGTGCAGAGGAAAGGTGGCGTAGTGGTGTGCTGCTTTCCAAAGCAAAGTTGGAATACACAGTTCGTACTAACAAGGAGCCTTCCATACATCCACGGACTAGGGCACAAGTTGCTATGGCCTTCGGGATATCTATTGAAGCCCAATTAGAGTACGAGAAATCCTTGCCTTTTAGATTTTGCAATCTTAAGAATGGAGAAGTTGTTGTGGCAGATGGGCCCTCCGGGGAAGGCGACCATCTGTACACTGTACACCAATTGTCAGAAGACTGTGATGCTTAGAGTCTTTGTACCGAGTGTTATTGTTTCAGGTCCTTGATGGAGACGGGGTTAGATTCAAACCATCCCGCGGATTCTGGTTCGACTATTGATTGAGTTCAAGAAAGTTCAAGTGAGTCCAGCAGTTATTGCACGCGGTGCCAGGTTTGGAGTACGCTTAACGAACAGACGAGGGATGTACCAGGAGTTGGGAAGTCGGACTGTATCCTAGTCCAGCTAGTGTGTAGACTTCGGTTGTAGACTACTCTTTAACTAGAGGAAATTCATTCCGATGTAACGCTGCACGACTGGTTGGGTAGCTAGTGCCAGCTGTCCTCCTCGACCACCTGATGTTCTAGTGGGCCTGACGCAAGAAGCGCTTTGGGAAATTTTAAAAAGCAACTGGGGATTGTTGTCAAGTCGTCCCTGAACAACTGTTTCGAAATACAGTTGAACCAGCTTATGGTGAAATTTGACATTTCTTCCTAGAAGAGGTTTTCTACCCACCTAGCAATACAAAGGTTTTCACCTAGGTTTTGGGGTAGGTTATCGGTTTAAGGTGGATTAGTGGCGGTGAAGGCTAACCGTTTGGATTGATTCGGCTCAAGGTCTAACCTTGGTTCGCGTAAGCGTTCGCCGACCGAATCATGAGGCTCTGGCTTTTCATGGGATCACGAACACATCTGTAGCTTAGGGAGATTCACATTCTTTTATGTGGGTTGGAAGTTAAGGCTACTCCTGGTTTAGAGAAGAGGGAAGTTGACCTGTTGATGCTTGAGTTTAGCTCAGCTCCGGGTCTCCCCGCACGTATCTAATACTGGGCAGCATTTGATCAGCTGTCTTATACTTCCGCTACCCCGAATACCGTAGTCACGGGGGCGCAGTACCCTGTCTTGGTTGAGTCTGTTGGCTCCTAGCTGAATTACGAAAGTGGCAGGTTCTCCTCGCCATTAATAGTTGCCTCGCTGGCCATAGGATGCTTCGTTCCAAGATTAGGCTCAGTAAGTCCGACCCTGTAATACGCGGAAATGTGATAGATCGAATAACCACACAACTCCTTGTTCGTGGAGACTGGAGGTTGTGAAAGTGAAGAAAGTAGGAGAGTGCACTTACTTATGCAATTACTGGCCTATTGCCCAGTGTTGTAGGTAAGCCGTCTGTGGTAACCTGCGTCCCGATTTCATCATGGTTGTGTGCATTAGATGGTGACTCATGAGGCTAAATACGTGGATCCTTATGAGTTACCTACCATTGGTCTGTGTAGGACCGTTCTCTTGTTCATCTCGAGTTAACCAACACCAGTAGTTCTGCTTGCAGTGGTTGGACAGTTAGCTGTTCAGGACTGACACCC